AATAAACCCTACGACTGAGGTGTGGAGAACGCCTCTATGGCCAAGAGGCCATACCTTTAATCTCCTTCGTACGATCATCCGCGTAATGCGGTGACTGCGCAGGATATCAATCGCTCAGTAGTATAAGGGCGTACTTTGTCTTTGTACCATTTAGGTAGAGTAATCTGCCTAAACCTTTGGAGATGTCCATGCTTTTCAGCATATCCATAGTCGCCAAAAGTGACTGGATGTCCTGATACTGTGACAGTACCACTATCCATGATTGGATCAGGAATCTCAGATTCCTTTCCATCTGATAGTTCAACCCAAAAGGCTGAGTTCTCATCAATATTCTTCAAAAGAATATTTGGATGATAGAGAGATTTAACAATATTATCTTGGATAAGATTGTAAACTCTCTTACTATCACTTGCGGCTAAGCCACAAGCAACAGTATGACGATTGATTCTTCTCTTGAGTGAGGAATTCAAATGCTCATAAGGAATAATAATACCAGTAGAACGTTGATAGTCAAAAAGACTATTAAACGTTATTGGATTATGATCCGAAGAGTATGCAGGAAGTTGATTCTTAATGAATATCTTACCTGCAAACTCAACCAGATTTCCTGAATAGGATTTCTGTAATGAGAGTGGAACTCCTGCGGACTGCATCAACTTGATATACTCCTTACGGAGATTCTTGTTGAAGATGAGAACATCATCTCCCAAAACACAATAAGGTGAATGGGCCAGTCCTCTTGAGAAGGAAAGTGCCTCTAGCAGACAATTGTGAGTGAGAGCTAAGAAGTCAAAACTTGGTAAGGAACCAAGAGGTTGACCAATAGTCCACTCTACTTTGTAGTCACCATTTTGCCAATATGAGGAAGCTACTTCCTCAAATAGCTTAAGGGACCCAAGTACCGTATTCGAAAACATACGGCCAATGACTGAATAAGTCTTCAGAAGAGTAATGAGGATTGACCATCCCCAAGCTCTGGGAAGATTATCAGTAGCCTGCGAGAGATCAACTGATCCCGCATAGAGGGAAGAGTTAGATACCCTTCCTGAAATCTTGGTGTCAAACTTACCCTGATTGAAAGTACAATCTTTGGGAAGACGATGCACAATAGCATCAAGCTGCATCTGAAAAGGCTTTAATCCAGCTTGGATAAAGCGATTCGGTACAGCTATAGGTCTTCTCTTTACAGTTCCTTTCTTTGGAATATGATGGACACGTCCAACACATTCCTCGATTGGTCCTGAGGGTAATGGATCTGGGCACCATGGTCTACCTGTATCTCGGGTTTCATCCCAAAGATTAAAACTATCAGGATGTTTCGAATATATCTCTGAGAGATATTTTATCGATTTATCTGATAGAACAGGTGGTGCGAATCCGCTATGACGTTTCTGCATTATATGGCAGAAAGCCCAATAATCTTCTTCAAGAGTTCGAGACTCATGTGAAGATGGGTCAAAATCCTTATATAATTCGGGTTTTGGCGTCAAAGCTCTGGCTGATTTCAAGGCCTCGTCATCGGAAATAATCCGAGGATAGAGAAGAATTTGTCTCCACTTTCTCTGGTATTCTGCAGTAGCAGATAAGCCATGAGTTTTGTAGAAACGAAACCATGGATCCTGATCGCGTGATTCTAAATTTAGACACACGATCCAAGAAATCACGTCATCCTCTGACCAAGGAGGTTGGCAGATCCCTTGAAGCCACGTGGAAAGAATTCCAGGTACTTTAGGATTAACATGGTCTTCTCTTGTTTCGAGGTACTCCTGCTGATCAATTGTGGATTGCTCAACAGAAACTGTTGGGCTCTGCATACCACAATAGAGTTTGAGAAAGTCTAACATTACCATGGGCTGAGTGTCCATGTAACGGAAGACTAATCGAACCCAACCCTTCCTCTTACAAGGAAAGGAGTGGATGTAGTCCTCTTGCCGTAAAAGGCGATGAGGATCCGCACGATAGCGGAGACACACCTCGCGCATGTCTTTAAAGACATCGGAAGCATATTTCCGTCCATTGCAGTCGACAAGATGCCTAAACCGATTGAGAAGAAATCTTTTAAGATTCTTCGAGATCGGAATAGAGTTGCAGATCGTACGATTGACGTAAGAAGGAATAAACATATCCTTCCCCCTTTCTCAAATAATGTAGAAAGAGATCGCCAAAGTAGATTGCACTACTATCGGCATTCTTTCGAATGCAGGAACTGCTTGTTAGCATAGCTAGCAAG